GTTAGACTTTGCCTTCTTTGTTTCCTTTGGGGCTTTCTTGGCCCCGATTTTCTTTTTGAGTTTCATATGCACCCTTTTTTTTAGTCTCTCAAGATTAGCATGTGCTGCAAAAAATATAAACGTGTAGATTTGAAAAAAGCCCACGAACGTTGGTGTCCGTGAGCCTCTTCCGTAAAAAGGAGAGCTGTTGTCTGTCTCTCTGAACACCAACAACAGCGCCTCATCGAAGTGTTTTGCTCAGTCGTCTAGATCGGCGAACGCACTGTCGATCTTTGACGAAGCCTCTGTCTCAGCCGGTGTCGGTGTAGACGTCGGCGTGGGAAGAACCGCCTCTTCAGAGTGACTTGCGTCGCCGCCTGCGGACAGGAAGTTGGTTACGCAAACCTTTAGCTTCTCCGGGCTCATTACGTACTTCTTGAACTGGCTCTCCAGGTCAGGAATGCTTGCAACAATAGCCTCTGCTTCTTTCTTTGTCTTCGCAAGCTTGGAGGGCTTGCGGCGAGGCTGCACGTCGTAGTTCTTGACAGGGTAGGTGTTTCCTGCGAACTCGGTTGTCTTTCCGCTGTCTGTGCACGTGATGGTGAAGTCAAATCCGGTGTCGGCGTCAAACATGTCGTCGTCAACGTAGTCGGGGTGAGCAAGGATGCTGTAGATCTGAGTAAGAACCGTCTGGTTCAGCTCCCAGATTTGAACGCCCTTGTCTTCCTGACCACGCACAAGAACTGCGGCGTAGTTGGACTCCTTCACACGAAGCTTGCGCATAAGGTTCCAGACAGCGTCGTTGCTGCGATCCTTTTCAAGCTCGGTAAGCAAGTCAGCAACAGGATCCTCAAGACCCCACTGTGTCGGAGTAACGATGCGACGCTCTGTGAGATCACGGCTGTCGTAGTAGTCGATCTGAAGAAACGGCTGGCCGTCCTTGCCAAAGTTCGGAAGGAATCTTAGGTCTTGCGCTCCCAGGGTCGGCTTGAAGTATTGAATCTTCTCGGGCTTTGCTCCACCGCCGCCGCCTCGGTTGTTGTTCTTTGAAAGTTGCGCAATCTTCTCTTTGATTGCATTGATGTCATAACTCATGTTTGTTTCTCCTGATGATTCGCTCTTAAACGATCGCTGTTTTGATTCGGTACTTTTGACCGATGATTTTATGATTCAACACATTTTGTGCTGATAGATATAAGTATGCTCAAACAGACCTAAATGTCTAGAATTCTTTGAGATTTTACTTATTTGGGACGCTCGAAATGCCCTTGTTTTTGTTGCAAACGCCACGCACCGACTGCTGCAAAAGTAGCGTCAACGGAGCGGCTTGGTACAGCTCTGACGAATACATGTTTGACATATTCTGTAAAGCAGAAATGGCTCCGATTTCGTCAGCCGAAAGTGGGCCGCAGCTTGATAGCCACCACAACGAACGAACGCTCACGGATGTGCTAGCTAGCTCTTCGTTGATCGTGTACATCTGGCCGAGCTTGTCTCGGTGCCAGTCGCTGTCTTGTGGAAGGTAGTAGTCGTTGTCAGCGTCCCCGATCTTACCTAGGTCATGAAACAGAGCCGTGAGGATCATGCTGTCGGACGAAATGCCGAAGTCGTAGACCTTGTTAAGCTCCTTCATTACCTTGAGTACCTCGATGCTGTGCCATACAAGGCCACCGGGAAATGCTCCCACGTTCTTGAGACTAGTTGAAGCAGGGCAAACTGCAAGGCGGTCGCCTACTTCATCGAGCAGGTCGATCAACGGCTGTCGCACGTCGTCATCCTTGATCTTGCCTACAAGAGAAGCAAACAGCTTCATGTTGTCGTGAATCTTTTGTACTTCCTGCGGGTCTACGTTACTCATGGTCTGTCACTCCGTCGGTGTTTGTATGTCTTCTATTATAGCAGGCCCAAATAGGCTTTAAACCTCTTTAGACGCCTGAAGGTGAAAATTTGTGTTCTCGAATTTGGGAATATCGAGGCTGCCGACTTTGCACAACTTGGGTAGGAGATATTCCAGGTCAGGGTGTACGTCCAAAAACAAGGCGTCGTGTAAAACATAGAGAGGCACGATGCGGTCCATGATTTCTGCTTCTTTTAGCTTGTTGGCGACCTTGCCAAAACCAAATAGTGCAACGTCAACTCCTGTTGACTGCAGATAATAGTTTAAAAGGACGTAGAGGGGCGTGTCGCCGCAGACGATACGTCGCCCATAGAAATTGGTTATGTGGCTCCCAGCGTTTATAGACAATTCTGAGGATAGGTTCTGACGTAGTTCGTCTATGTCAAAGTATTCGTCCACAATGCGGACCACGTCTTCCGGGTAGTCAACAAGGTATTTGATCTGTTTTGTGATCGTTGTGTCGGTCGCTCCGTAGATACGACTGAGGACACACGTCTTGATTGCTTCTCTTGGAATGTTGCTTAGGTCGTATTCGTCCAAGACGTCTTGGTAGATGTCTTGTGGCACCGTAGTTAGTTTGTCTTGACATGCCAGCAAGATTCTTGGCTCAAGCGAAGAGTAGTCTAGCTGCCAAATAGACCCACCAGGAAACCTGGACTGCAAAACCTTTCTGTGTTCTTTCTTGATGTTCAAGATCATTGGGCCACGCTTCACCTTTAGACGTCCTGTGCGTGTGCCTATGCGTGTGTAACTGGGAACGGGGGCAAAGCCGCCGTGTTCTGGCAAGAAAGACTTCAAATGGCCCGTGGTGTCTTCTTTTAGTAGGTCTAACAACAGAGGCACGTTAATCTTTGCGGGTCTTAGATCTTGAAAAACATGATTTTGACGTTTGAAGTATTTTTCGTAATAAGAGAGATTCAGATTACAAAGGGTTTCTTTGAGATCTCCGACAATTCTTTTAACCTCGCTCTTGTACGCATGCGCTGGCATAACGTGTTGCCAAGGAATGTCTGTCTTTTCGTTACGAAAGAAGCGGCGAAACTTCAAAGAAGGAAACCTTGGTATGCTAAACCCATATAACTTGGACACGGTCCAGGCTTCTGTAGACCCAATGCACAGCAAACCGTCGTGAGGCTTCTCTAGAGTTTGTGACGTAGACCCATCTGCCCAGCAAATAAGATAAAACGGCGTACCGAAGTAGCTCTTGTCAAAGTAGAAGTCCACGTGTTTAGTATAGCACACCTGGAATATCTTTTAAGCTACTAGCTTGACTTGTTAAGATCGTTTAGAATTTCAGCAGCTTGGCCCACTCTCTGAACAAGCGACATATAGCGGCCCCAGCCGTCGAGCGGAGTAAGTTTTATATCTGAAGTGAACTCTCCAGGAGCAAAGCTGTGCTGCAAGCCAACAACGGCGTAGATTGCGTCTGCTGTGGTGCCTGTTTGAAAATCACAAAAGAACTGCTGAGCAAAGTTTACGAGCGGACAACCCAGGGTTGAAAGACTAAGCTCTGTTGGAATAATTCGCATTGGCAGAGAACCAGGGTTTTCGCCATTTGGTTGCAACTCAGACTTCTCAAAGCTGCGCAGTAAGTTGATTGTCGCCAGCTTGGAGTCTTGCATGGACGAAAGGTTGGCGGTTTTGATCGTCGACCCTGCTGCGCCGTAGATCACATACGGCATCGTGCGCATGATAAATTCTTTTAGCTGTCGGGGGCTGCCCAGAATCTTGTACTTGGTTGGCAACTCTCTGTCGTCACTAGGAATTGCTTCAATCAAGTTAGACGCTGCTGCTGCTTCCAGGAGAGCGGCAGAGTTTCTTGCCGACTCTTCTTCTACGCTCAAGTTTGAAGTGTCAGGAGTGGCGGCGGCAGGTGCGCCTGTAATTGCTTCAATTTCGCCGTCTCTTGTAGAGGCCAACAAAGACTGCAGTGTGTCAAACGACGTAGCCTGCTTGTCAAAGACGTGAACTCGCAAAATTGTACGAGGTGTGTTTGTCGTTGAATCTTGGCCTTCTTTTTCGCCTACTGCTTCGGACAAAGACTCAATGTAGAAGTCGACCACAGGAAGTTTAAAAGAGCCGTCGGGAGTGCCGTACTCTTTGAGCTTTCTTTCTAGTCTCTGCTGGTAGTCAGGCACGTTGTCAGCAATCTGGGCTGTGCGCTCCGTGCCGTCTTCGTTGTAGACGTTCTTATAGAATGAGCCGTTTTCGTCAAACAAGCCAAATGCCCTTGCCCCAGGATCGTCAAGGAGGGTGTCTGCCAGGAAGTTCAAAAATGTCGCCAAGGTCATGTTACCCGACTTGCTTGTGTGGTCAAGTCTGTACCTTTGATATTCCTCTGTGAAGAATTTTAGGTTGACCGGAAAATTTCCTATGTTTAGCTTGCGTGCTGCACCAGCGTAGTCATTAAAGGGATAGAAGACAAACTGAATGTCGTCAAACTTTCCGGTGTTCGCAAGAGGCTCTGCAACAAAGTTCAGAAGAATCTTTGTTAGAGACACTTCAGAGCCAGGCTTGATTCCTGTAGCCAGGTTCTTGTTTAGTTTTTCAAACTTTCTCTGGCCCCGAGTTTTTCTCTTGTTTGCTTCAATGTTCCGCTGTCCCGACGCAAGGTGGCCTTCTGTTGAAATAAGAAACGGATCAATTCGGTCGCCCTGAAGCTTCTTCATCTTCTTTGTGATGCTGCTTGTTATCTTCTTTCGTAGATTGCCGACGGCTCCTGCGGGTTCGTTGCCTTTTGCGCCAAACAGGGCTTCTAGGGCATTGATTAACTCAGTCGCATCAGGGTTGCTTGACTTCTGTAGAGACTTACGAAAGGCGTTCATTTCGGAGCGCAACTTTTTTCCAGACACAACCTGAGAATAGGCGTCATTAGCTGTCTCAAGAACTTGAATTCCACGAATTTCCTTGGTCTTCGCAGTGGCGCTTCCTGCAAAGATTCTCTCTTTGTACTCTCCTACAAGCTTTTGAAGCTCTTCGATTTCTTTGATAATGCTAGCTGTTGATTCAGAGTCAGATGCGATGAGTTCTGTGTCGAAGTCAACTGCACCCTTCATGGCAAGCTTGAGAGTAACAACGACTTGGCTAGAATCATCAAAAGTGAAACTAGAGTTGATGATTGCATACTTCTCTTTGACCCTCATTCCGTTGATCAAGTCTCCATATGGATTGTCAACTCCCGTGTTCTTGACTCCGTCTGGATGTGACCACCCATATTCAATTAGAAGTTCTGTCTTGCCATAGAGATCTGCACGAATAAAATTAGCAACATCTGCTAGCCTAGACCTATCGTGCAAGACAAACTTGAGGTCTGCGGTTTTGAAACTCATGAGCCCTGTTGATGGAGCCACTGAGACGTCAAAGCTCTGTAGTGTCATAAACGGCCTAAACTTGTCTAGTATCTCAGCGGAGTGCAGCTGCGGATTGTCTGTCAAGTCTGCGTTCACAAGACTCTGAGGCATTGTAAACAGTTCCATGCCTGCTGTGGACTGCCTGGTGTCGGTGACTTCCCCTGTGTCTTCATCTGTTGTGAGCTCTCCTGTTCGTCCTGCTTGAGCCATGGCAGACAAAGGACTGTTGGTTCCGTCAACTTTTTCTGCGCCCACAAGAAACTTAGCCATTGATAGTGACTGAATTTGCTTGGTACTGTCATTGACGGGAGGACCTGGAAAGAAGAAGTCGATATTAACAAACGGAACCGCTCTGTTTATCTCTACGTTGGGAAGACCGTTCAAAAAGACCGTTGTTGCGTTGACGTCTCTTCCTGTCAAGCCAATTCTGTGGCTGTTGCAGAAGACTACAGACAGACTGGGAGATGACTTTGTGGGAGAGCCTGGAGTTGCGTTGATTATTGATCCATCAACTCCTTGGTTTGCTCCTTCGTACTGTAGAATTGCGGTAATTGGAGGACGATAGGCTTCACGCTCTTCGCTCGCTTTGTCGTCTGAGTCTGTTCCGTCTAGAAGTTTGTCGCCTGTGAAATAGATTTGGAACACTTTGTTAAGACGCTCTTGAGCCTCGGCGTTTCCAGAAACAACCTCTTTCATCTTGGCAATCAGTTGTGCCGACGTTAGTGCACCCGAAGACGTGTTAATGAAGTTGGCTATGATTGTGTCTAGAAGCTTGTCTGCGTTTGCTCCACTAGCATCCGAAGCTTCGCCTGTAATTGCTTTTAGAGAATCAGTGCTGAGCAAGTCCTCAGTTACAGGAAGGCCATAATATTTCGACAACAAGTTTGCTGCCTTC